AAGGCTCAAGACTACGACTGACCCAACCGCAATAATGATAGACCCATTGAGTACGTACCTAGATGGTAGGGATGCTCAATACGCTGTTAATTGTGGTCACATGGATAAAGACCAAGCCATTGCAACGTATGGAGAGGAAGCAGGGCAAGGCTCTGACATGCCTTTCAGCTCTAAAATGACATTCAACATCCCTAGCTCTGCTGTTCTTGATTGTATATGGTACATAAAAGAAGAGGGTGGGGTTAGAATTACACGCATGGTAGGTAATCACAAAGCGTACGACCAATTCTTTGAAGGGGTGGAAGGGCTTCCAATTGCTCCCGTTATTGGTGAAGAGTTGTTAGGTGATGTAGATAGAAGATACTCGGGGCTTATTGCTCGTGGTAGAGAGATAAATGAGAGCCTTAACCTAACAGCTTCTAATATTATGATGCTTGTGGCTTACGCTCCTAAAACTCCTTTTGTTGTAGATGAAAAAGGGATTGAAGGGTATTCAGAGTGGGCGACTGCAAACTCAGAGAATCACGCTTACCTTAGAAGTAGAACAATTGACCCTACGACTCAACAACCTATTAACGCACCTTACCGCCTAGATAATACAGCACAAACACAGGGTCTTCAAAGTGTAGCCGATTGGTTACAAAGCTTACTAGGTCGCACTAATGGCATAAGTGATGCCTCTCTAGGTGGGCTTGAAACTGCTATGGAAAGCGGTAAGTCAATCATTGCACGTATGGAGCAAGCAGAAACAGCCACAGCCATGTATGTTGATAACCTAATGAGCTCAATCACACAGCTTGCTAGAGTTGGCCTACAAATGATGCCTATCGTTTATAATGATATGCGTAATCTAGTTATAATTGATGAATACGGACAAAGCTCTAGGGTAAATGTTGATCTCGGCATGATAATGACACCTGAGATTGTGCAGATGCTTGATGTGGAAATCGGAGCAGGGCCACACATGGAAATGAAACGCAAAGCTTCAAGCCAAGCACTTGAAACAATGGTTACAGCACTAGGGCCAGAGCGTGGAATTGGACTTATGGACATTTGGGCAGATGCTCAACCGCTTAGTGATAAGCAACGCATTAAGAAACGCATGGAGAAACTTCTACCGCCTGAGCTACAAGAAGAGGAAGAAGGTGATTTACCTCCTGAGGCTATGGCAATGATGCAAGAAGCAGAGCAAGCACTAGCACAGAAGACACAAAATATTGAGGCTCTTAAAGGTATGATTACCCAACTACAAGCTAAGGTTGAGAGCCAAGAGGTGATAGCACAAGTTGAACTTGAGAAGGCTAACATCTCAGCTCAAACTAAAATTGTTGATAGGCAAATGCAGAACTCTAATAAGAAAGAAGTGGAGCTTATTAAGCAAGGTTCTGAAAACCAAAGGCTATCGGCAAAGCTCACAGCAGACGAGCAGAGACAAGTTGATGACTTCACGGCTGACCTTATCAAGCAGAAGCAAGAGGCTATTCAAAGCGTTAAAAGTGATGTAATTACAGAGGGAATTGAACAAACTGCAAGGATTCCGCAGTATTTACAAGATTAATTAATATATATTTAAGATACACGGTGCTAACACGAGAGTGCCGTGTATTTATTTTTTTACTCGTGGGATAGGGGCTTAAATGTCTGATATTAAAGATTTAATTACAGTAACAGGTAGTAACGAGGTAGCTCCCGAAGCTCCAGTTGCTGAGGTTAAAACCGAAACGTCTTTAACTGCCGAAGATGTGGGAAATACAGAAGGGCTGGCTGTGGGTACTCCTGACCCCATCATTAAAGAAGATGAAGCAAAAAGTACGGAAGAAGAGGTAGCTCCTGAGACTCCCGAAATAAAAAGCAAGGAAGAAAGACGAGAAGATGGCTCAAAGGTTGGACGCAAGATAGGTAAGCTTAACAAGGAAAAAGCTAAGGAAGCTCGCAGAGCAGACAAAGCAGAAGCTGAGTTAAATGAACTTAAAAAGCGTTATGCTGATTTTGAAAAAGCAAAGGGTGAACAAGATTTAGATTCTATGAGTTTTGACGATAGAGTTGCCAAGGTAGCAGAACAACGCTATGAAGAGTCCGCAATGAAGCGAGAAGCCAAAGAGCTTCAAGCTGAAATCGGAAAAGTTCATGATGACAATTGGAAAGCTGATGTTCAAGCCTTTCAAGAATCGCATCCTGACTATGATAAATCAGTAAATGGACTAGAGAACAAGATACCTAGAGAAATTGCTGAATCAATTAGAGGCATGGGGCGCAAGGGGGTTGAGGTTGCTTATAATCTTTCAAAAGATGAAGATGCAATCAGACAACTTTCAACCGCTTCACCGATGAACTCGGCAATGATTCTTTTCGGCTTACAACAGCAAGGTAGCCCCGTGGTGCAACCTAGCGTAGAGACACCGCAAGAGCCCGTAAAGGCTCCTGTACAAGCAACGCCAAGCACTAGCTTGACACCGCAACAACAAAATAAACCCCGAGTCAAACACCCCTCTCAATTAGGTATGAATGACTTCATAAAACATAGGCTTGAAGTAGGCACTCTAAGAAGGTAGCCCAAGCCAAAAGGAAAATATGGCAGATTTTATCGCAATTAACTCCATGCTTGCTAAGAACGCTCTAGCAGTCATGCACAACGAATCAGTATTCCCGCGTACAATTGACAACCAACTTAAAGACCAATTCGGCTCAGAAGCTTCAAACGGTTACAAGACAGGCACAGCAATTGCAATCAATCGTCCTGCTCGTGTTAAGTCTACGAATGGTGCAGACCTTACGGTTGATGCTGATGGTAATCCAATTACTATCAACGACTTTGTGGAAGACCCAATTACGTTCCCAATGGACAACACATACAGCCGTTTAAAAGTGGCTCATGAGTTTGACACAATGCAACTACAATTAGAGCTTACTAATGAGAAGTCACGCTATGGTGATCCTCAAGGTATGCAACTATCCAATGACTTAGAGCGTAAGATGGTTCGTGAGTCTCTTGTAGGTGTTCAGAATGGGTTTATTGCTGTTGGTACTCCTACAGCTACAATCAGCGTAGACGATGTTCTTAATGCTCAGGCTACACTTGACTCATTGACTTGTCCAATGGCTAACAGAACAATGTTAATCCCACCTTTTGCAAGAGCTCAATTGTCTGGTCAAAACGCGACATTGTTTACACCAACAACTAACGAAGCTATCGTTAAAAAAGGTTATATCAATGAGTATGCGGGCGCATCTATGCACTCGTACAACATGCTTCCTGCAATCTCTATCCCTGCTATTGCGGGCTCTGCTTCTGTTACTTCAAATGTTACTGATGGTGCGAATACTGTAACCGTTACATTTGGTGCTCAAGCGGGTAACAAAATCTTTCCTGCGGGAACTATTTTAACATTTGTTAACAATGCACGTGTAAACCCTGAAACTCGTGAGAGTATCGGAACAGACTACACATTCACAGCTAAAGAGTCATTCACTGTTCTTGCAGCGGGTGGTAATGTTGCTATCACTATTGACGATTCAGCTAAGATTTATGGTGAAGATGACAATGGAGCGCGCCAAAACATTGTTACACTACCTCTAGCGGGTGATGTAGTGACTATCCTTGGTGCAAGCACAACAGACAATAACGCAACAGTGTTTGATCGTGTACTTATGTATAACGAAATGGCATTTACTGCGGTATGCTTACCACTTAGAACAGACCTAGAGGGTGCAAACGCTCAACGTGCTGACTACGAGGGTATGTCTATCCGTGTTGCGACTCAATACGCAATTGGAGACGATAACCAAACTACCCGTTTTGATGTTTGGGGTAAAGCAATTTCTCAACGTCCTGAGTATTCAGTAGTTATTTTCGTACCTAAAGCATAGGTTTTAGGGTTACATTTAAGAGGGTAGGGTTTAGGCTCTACCCTTTTTCAATATCAAGGGGTATTTATGACAGAATTAGACTTAGAAACACCAAAGCCAAAAGCTAAACCAAAAGCTCGGGAGCTTGGACTTGTGACAATTGTATCAAGATGTAAAAAGCACAGTATGAAATTAATGGAAGGTTCTAGGGAAATAGAGAATCTACTATCCCACGGTTGGAAAGTTAAGAAGGGTAAATAATGGCTAATCCTACAGCAAGGGCTTTGATAACAGATGCCTTTCAGACAAGCGGTATTAGGGGGCTAGGCCAAGCGGTTACAAATGAAGATACTGCTGTGGGTCTTAGATACCTAAACCTTCACCTAATCCCACAACTTAGACTACAACGCCTCTGGTCTCCTTGTGTTACTGAGTACACATTCACAAGTATAAACAGTAAAGAGCGTTACAGCGTTGGGTTTGCTGACCCTATACCAACTAATCCACAGCCCGACATTATTGTTAACCAAGAGATTATACAAATTTTACAAGGTCAAGTGAACGTTAGTAGCGTGTGGGTTCCCCTTAGACAAATATCACCCGAAGATTATTACCGTATGACTCGAAACGATTCAATAACAAATATACCTTCACAATTCATGTACAACCGAACACGTGACCCATTTGATGAGCTTGTATTTGCTAACCCAACTCTAGCAGGGTATGAGGTACGATTAGCGGTCAATGGAGAGGTTAAGACTTACGCACTAGACGACACGGTTGATTTACCAAGTGGTATGTATGTGGCATTGCTCTATGGCCTTGCTGAGTTAATAGCAGACTCTTACGGCCTTGCTGAGAAGTCTATGAGTTTAAACGCTAAGTTCTCAAGTGCTTTAATGCGTATTAAAGATGTTACAGGTGCGCCTGTTCCTAAACTCAAGGTGAACACTGGCCGTAATAGGTATGACGTTACTTCTGACGCAGTAGTGTCTTCAAATGGGGGGATTTAATGCAACAACCCCAAATGGCTCCTTGGATTGGCCCCAATTATAAACTACAAGGTAACTCAATGGCCTCAAGAGAGGCTATAAACTGCTTTCTACAAAGTGGAGAGGGTAAGGCTAAGTATGGTGAGTTATTAATCGGAACACCTGGCACGGCCTTACTCTCTGACCTTGAAACAATAGTTGAGACTTCCGAGGCTTCTTGTCGTGGTTTGCATCTCACAGGGTCTAGCCCTTATGCAGGCGGTAATCTTTACTGGGTTTACGGCTCAAAACTTGGCTACACCTACAAGGATGAATTAACAGGGGATTTAGTTAATGTATCTCTTTACGATATTGGACTAGATACTAAGCGTGTGTCAATTGCTGACAATGGGTTTAGTGTTGTTGTGGCCACAGGTCAATCAATGTACACTGTAGACATCTTCACGGATGTTGTAGAGGATATTACATCTAGTTTGCCATTCACAGAGCCTTTGCAAGTTAAGTTCTTACTAGGTCGCTTGTATGCTATCACAGGAGACCCCTCAATAGTTGCAAATGATGACTTAGGGGATGCGATAAAATCAAACCTTATTTGGTATTCAGAACTAGCAGACGCTAAAACGTGGGATGGCCTTTCCTACATCCCTGCTGATTTATCAAGTGATCCTATCACGGCTATTGATGTTAGACAAGGTGATTTGTGGGCGTTCGGAACAAGAACCTATCAAATATTCACAACAACCGCAGACCCTGACGAGCCTTTAGCTTATACAAGTGGCTCGGGTACTTACATTGGAGTTGGTGCTCCTGATACTGTAGCGACAATTGGGAATAATATCTTTTGGCTTGGCTCTAATGCAAGCGGTAGGAATATGATATTCCAAGGTGCAGGGAATGGCTCCTCTCGTATCTCAGACCATGGAGTAGAGGACGCACTAGAAAGGCTTGCAGACCTAGCAGGCTCGGCCTATGGTTTTAGCTATCAAGATGGGGGGAATCAATTCTATTGCGTTACTATACCAAGCGGTAACTTTCAGTTTGAAGGTAGCACGGAGTTTTCACATGGAGAAACACACACCTACAACACTTTGACAGGCCAATGGCATAGAAGTGCTTCACGAGAACCTTTAACAGGTGAAATCCAAGCGTGGCAACCTTTGTTTTCTGCTTTTGCGTGGGGTAAAATAGTTGTGGGGAATCTTTTGTGGCCTGCACTTATGGAACTTAGGAATGACACCTACACTGACTACGACCCAACAACACCCGATAAACGTAAACCTTTACTTAGGCGTTACATGGGGCCTGTTATGTTTACGAATCTGCAAACCTTTATTTGTCACGAGTTTACATGGGATATTCTACAAGGTCAAGCACCATTAAACGGTCTAAGTTCAGACCCTAAGGCTCAACTAGAGGTGTCTTATGATGGGGGCAATACGTTTGGTTCATTAATACCCGCCTCACTACAACAAACAGGTCATTACTCGGGGATTCTTAAATGGATTGGTCTTGGTGCTAGTCGTGCATTCTCCTTTAGGGTTACAATCACAGAAGATATGCAGTTTCAAGCGGGGCAACCTTATACACGTTATGAAGTAAGTAGGTTACCTTAATGGCTAAGTTCTATACTTTCCCTAGTCATTCAATGCTTGAGCACGTTGATGAGTTTAATAAAAAGATTGACGACAAAGAGCATTTAATGACTCAAGGATGGAACCAAGCATTCTCAGATATAACAGCAATACTAGCGGGTAAGTGGATTAGAACAGCACCAACCAAGGAAGCTAAAAGTACTTGCTCTTGGACTCCTTGGAGTGCTAATGTGTTTGTAGAGTTTGATAATTCTCAGGAGTACACCTTGAAAATGCCTAAGGCTTATAAGGGAATACTCCAAGTTTTGACAAGTGGACTCATTCATAAAGAGTATATCTTAGTGGATGGTTTAAGTTTTAATTACACCGCTGATGCGGGTGATATACTTCAAGGTGCATTAAGTACTAAGAAGTAGTATATTTAAGGTATAAGGAGTTAATTATGGGTATTTTTTCAAGTGGTGCTAATCTTATTATGGGTGACACTATAAGAGATGAGAATCGTAAAGCGATTAGAGCACAGCAACAAGGGTTAGAAGATGCCCAAGCAATCGGTAACGAGTTCTACGGTGGACAAATAGACGCTTACGGCCAAGACGCTCAAAACTACGGTGGTGATTTAGCTCAGTGGCGTGAGGCTCAGACTAGAGAATTACCTCAAATGGATCAATTTAATAGTGAATTGGATATAGATAAGCATCTAGACCCTTATCAAGACTATGTACAAGACCAATCTGCAAAGGCTATTGAACAAAGTGCGGCCGCTCAAGGTGGTATGTTCTCGGGTAGTGGTGCAACAGCCAAAGCTCTACAAGATAGAAGCCAACAGATTGCAGGGCAATTTAGAGACAGAGCCACTGATTTAGCAGTAGGTGAGCGTAAGTTTGGATATAATGACTTCCTTAACCGCCTTAAAACAGAGCGTGAAAATGATGCTCTTGAGATGCAAGGTTACGGAAACCTTCTAAAACAAAGTGGTCAAGCTCGTGACAATATGTTTGGTGCTCAAGGTGGACAAGCAAATCTAGGAATGCAAACAGCACAAGGACAAGGACAATTAGAGGGGGCGATTCACACTAATGACGCAAACTACTACAAAGGAATGGCTGACAATATCGGTCAAGTTGGTGACGATGCGCTAGAACTAGGAATGGATGCCTATTCAAGCGGAATGTTTGGTAGTGGTGGAGCTCCAAAACCTAGTGGCGTGTCAAATCCTTATAATAGAAGTTATGATAATTTTAATGCAAACAAGGTTATAGGCTCTTAATGGCTTTTCAATTAGGCTCACTCGGAACCATTCAAAAGCCCGAGCTAGTAAGTAACAACAGAGCAAGAAGCGGTAATTATAGAGACTTCTTGTCAAACACTAAAAAGAAACGCATGGACTTTGAGGATAGGGAAAAGCTCAACGCTCTAGGCAATGCACGTTCTGAGGCTATCTTAGACTCTCAAGGTGGTAGTGAGGTCATTCAAGGACTCAGGAAGAAACAACAAGACGCTTTGGCAAGCAAAGACTCTGCAATGTATGATCAAGCCACAAATGAGCTTAAATCTCAAATGCAGATTGAATCTGCAGAGGCTAAAGCTGACCCATTAGGGAAGAATCAAATGATGAGGGATAGAGCTAAGAATGTAGGTCGCAGAGGTGTTACAGGTAACGCAGAGAGTATTCAAACAGCAATCAAAGCTCAAGCTCCGTTTGAGGCTAAATTGAATATAATGGAAAACGAATTAAATTCAATGAAGCCAACTGACGAGGGTTATAAAGAAAAGTTCGCTGAATATCAAATGGTAATAGGTGAACACGATAGACTTGCATTTAATGAGGGTCAGAAGTGGTTCAAGAAAGGGAATACTCGTAAGCTTGCTGAGGAGCTTCAAGACGACAAAAGGAAACAAGCAGAGGAACAACGTAAAATAGGTTCCTATGAAAATGTAAACTTTAAAGACTTTCGTAGTAACTTCCAAAAGCAAAATGAAGATATTATTAAAAGTTCAGGAGTTGCTAAAGGAATAGCTCCACTTATTAAGAGTGCTTCAAAGGGTAACACTCAATCAGTTGCTACAATTGTGAAAAGAATGTCACGCATGGCTTCAAATGAGGCGATTGTGATGCCTGAACTTCAATTAGGGTTTAGTGGTAACGCTAAAGACCAAATTGAAGCGTGGAGTGACACTTACCTTGGGTCTGGTAATAGAATACCTGAGAAGGATTTAAGAAATATCAAAGTGGCTTATAATGCAATGGCTAACCAATACAATGACACACTAG